TTAAAGGTATGGCTGCAACAAGTCTTTTAGCCTCTGGTGGTATTGGAAAATTAACTTTAGCTTTAGGTGCTTTAAAATTAGCTACTTTAGCTACAGGATTTGGTGCTGTTGCAATAGCTATTGGAGCAATAACTACTGCTGTTGTTAAACATATAGATAAACAAAAAGAATATAATAAATTAGTTGAAGAAGGAGGTAACAAAGAACTTGAAGCAGCAATTAAAGCCTTAAAAGCTCAAAAAGCTAGACTTGAAGCACAAAAACGTGGAACAGCATTTAAACAAGAAAGACTTGATAGTTTGAATGAAGAAATTGCCAAATTAGAAAAGGCACTAAAAACAGTAATTAAAGAAAATGCAGTAGAAAAAGAAAAAAAGAAATTAAAAAAAGAAAATAAAGAAATAGAAAAAGAAATTAATAAATTAATAAAAGATAATTTAGCAAAAGCAATAGCTTATGAACAGGCAGAAATGGATGCTGTTAAGGCTAAAGGTAAATTGATAGATCAATTAAGCGATCAAAAAGTTTTAGCACAAGCAGCGGTTGATGGAAATTTAAAACAAGTACAAACACAACAGGAAATAAATGCTCTTGTTGCAATTCATGGCGAAGGTATGAGGGATGTAATTACAAAATATATTGAAGGCACAGAAGCACTTAAAAAACAAAAAACTGAGGCCGATGAGTTAAAAAATAAATTTGATGAGATTGGGTCTTCTATAGAAACAAGTATTAAAGATAATTTAAGAGATTCAATAACAGGCGCACAATCTTTTGGACAAGCAATGACAAATGTATTAAATAGAATTAGAGATAAGATTATTGATGCACAACTTGATAGGCTTGTTGGTGGAATTGGTGATAGTTTTTCAAATGCTGCTAGAGGTGGAACAAGAAAAGGTATTGGTGGTTTCTTGGGTGGTGTATTGGGAGGATTATTTAGAGAAAATGGAGGGCCTGTTAAAGCTGGTCAGCCATATATAGTTGGAGAACGTCAACCTGAATTATTTATTCCTAACAGATCAGGAACTATTTTACCAAGTGCAAATATGGGTGGTGGCACTACAAATAATTACGTTACAGTAAACGTAGAAGCTGGTGGGGCAACCGCTTCGGGTAACAATGTAGACCTTAATGCTTTAGGGCAAGTTATAGGTGTTGTTGTTCAAGCTCAGTTAGTAAAAGAAAAAAGACCTGGAGGTTTATTAACTAGATAAATGGCAACTTTTCCTTCAATCAGTCCTACTTACGGAACAAGAAAAACAAGCGCACCCAGAATTAGGACGACAAGACTCGGTGACGGTTACGAGTTTAGGGCGCTTTTTGGTTTACCTTTGACGCAAGATCCAAAAATTTACGATTTAACTTTTAATGTCACAGAAACAAATGCAGATGTTATTGAAGGATTTTTAAGAAGTAGAGTTAACGATCAAGCAAGCTTTACATTTACACCGCCTGCTGAAGGTTTTACAAAAACTGGGACATATTCTCAATCAACAACTACATCAACAATTACTATTGCTAATCATGGCTTGGCAATAGGTGATGTTGTAACGATTGACTATACTTCGGGATCTGCAACAGATGGTTCTTTTGCTATAGCTACAACTGCGGATGTAAATACTTTTACTGTTACGGCTTCTGATAGTGCCACAAATAGCGGTAATGTTTCTGTTACGTTATCGGGTGCTGGTCAATATGTTTGTCAATCTTGGACAAAAACAATTCCATATGTAGATAGAGCAATTATTAATTGTACTTTTAGGGAGGTTTTTGAACCATAAATGGGATTACCTACCGCAGAATTACAGGCATTAACAAACAAATCTGTCATTGAACTTTATACATTGACTTTGGTTTCCGCATTACATGGTTCTACTGATGTCACAAGGTTTCATTCAGGAGTTGGCATGAACAGTAATGCCTCGATAATATGGCAGGGTAATACTTATGATAAGTTTCCAATACAAGCTGAGGGTTTTGAATATTCTGGCCGTGGGTCGCTTCCAAGACCAACCATAACAGTTTCTAATGTATTGGGAACTATTACGGCATTAATGGCAACTGTTAACGCTACAACACCATTTAACGATCTTCAAGGAGCAAAATTTGTTCGCATACGCACTCTCAGTCAGTTCTTAGACGCTGCAAACTTTCCATCAAATCTTAACCCATTTGGTACACCAGACAGTACAGCAGAACTTCCGCAAGAAATTTATTATATAAATAGAAAAATTGTAGAAAATAGAGAAGTTGTACAATTTGAACTTGTATCAGCACTCGATCTTCAAGGAATCCGTGCGCCAAAACGTCAGGTCACAAGAAAAGATTTTCCAGGTGTCGGTACTTTTGTAAACGCATGACCTGGAAAACTGAAGCTGCAAAACACGCTGTTGAATGTTTACCGAAAGAATGTTGCGGTTTGTTGGCGATCATTAAAGGTAAAGAAACTTATTGGCCTTGTAAAAATATTGCAGAATCTGGTTTTGAATATTTTATTATTGACCCTGACGATTGGGCAGAATGTGAAGATACAGGAGAGATAATTGGTATTGTTCATTCTCATCCATATGATTCGCCACAGCCTTCAGATAATGACAAAGCAAGTTGTGAATATTTAGATTTGCCTTCTCATATTTACAGCGTAAGAATGAAAGAATGGTGTTCTTTTGAACCAAGTGGATGGAAAGCACCATCACTTATTGGTAGAAGTTTTATATGGGGTGTGCATGATTGCTGGTCAATAATCCATGATTGGTATAAAGAAACAAAAAATATTGATTTGAAAATATGGGATAGACCAAAAAAAATAAAAGATTTCATTGAAAATCCATTATTTGAAAATGGATTACCAATAACGGGATTTAAAAAACAACTGACAGATGATGATATAAAGATTGGTGATGTTTTACTATTTCAATCAACTACAGGTAATTTAGATCATGTTGCAGTTTATATTGGTGATAATATGATTTTAAATCATAATATAAGAAGATTAAGTTGCCGAGAGCCTTTTGATTTAGGTTATCAGCAAGCACTTAGAGGAGTTTACAGGTATGAAACTTAAAACGATAAAAGTATATGGAAGATTAAGAAAATTTCTTGGTTCATCATATTTTGAGGCAGCCGTATCAAGTCCAGCAGAGGCGATTCGTTTTTTGATGTGTAACTTTCCAGAAGTAGAGGCACATATGAGTCAGCAATATTACAAGGTAAAGATGAACAATATGGATGTTTCTTTGGATTTTTTATCAATGAAAGGTCGAGGTGATATTCAAATTATACCTATAGCAACAGGATCAATTCCTGCTGTGGCTGCGGTTGTCGGTGGTATCGGTTCTGCTGCCACTGCTGCGGTTGGTGCTGTTTCTGCGGTTGCTGGTGCTGCGATTACAACTGCTGCTGCGGTTGGCGGTGCGGTTGCTACTGTGGCTGGTGCAGTATCAGCTATTCCAGTGGTTGGTAGTATCGCAACGGCTGTTGTCACGGATTTGGCAATAGGTGGTATAACTTCTTTATTAGCTCCGACCCCAGCACCGTTTGATTCTGGTGGTGTTGGTGCTTCAGAAGCAGATGGAGCATTAGATCCACAAATGGCAAATTCTTATTCATTTTCGGGCATCCAGAACGTCAGTGTCAGTGGTGTCAGCGTCAGCATAATATATGGAGAAGTATTTACAGGTTCAGTTGTAATCAGTTCTGGGGTTGATACGGTACAGGTGGAGGGAACTACATAATGCCAATTGGTAATCAACTTGCATTTCATAGAAGAAGGCTTGAGGAAGCTGGTATTACACAACCAAATCTTCCTGATGATGTCCTTGCCTCAAAACAGTTTCAGACATTAGTTGAACTTCTTGGAGAGGGTGAGATAGAGGGATTTCCAAGTGCTGCTGGTCTTACAAAGGGAACAACTGCTTATAACAATGCAGCTTTGAAGGACGTATTTCTTAATGGTACTCAAGTTTTACAATCTTCAGCAAATAATACAAGTCCAGAAGATACTGATTTTAATTTTCAGAATGTTACTTTTGAACCTAGATTTGGTACTTCCAACCAAACTGCAATACAGGGAATTTCTGAAATAGAAACAGAAAATGCTGTCGGTGTTGCGGTCACAAAGGCAAGTCCTGTATCAAGATCAATAACAAATACTTCTATAGATGCTGTAAGAGTTACTATTGGTTTTCCTTCTTTACAAAAATTTGAAGATGATGGTGACATAAATGGTGCGGAAGTTGCAATAAATATTCAGACCATTGAAAATGATGGAACTACAACAACAGTTATAACCGACACTGTAAAAGGAAGAACTGCAAGTACTTATTTCAGGGATTATAAAATTAACTTTGCATCTGGTACTTCTTTCCCTGTAACTATCAGAGTCAATAGAACTACAGATGACAGCACTGAATCAACTTTACAAAATAGTTCTGTTTGGTCATCTTTTACAGAAATAATAAATGAATCTAGGGCTTATGCTAACTCGGCTCATGTTGCCATAAGTTTTGATGCCCAGACCTTCCCATCAATACCCTCACGAATGTACAAAGTTCGTGGAACAAAAATAAAAATTCCACATAATGGAACGGTTCAATCTGATGGCTCAATCTCATACTCAGGCACTTTTAACGGTACGTTTAAAACAGATAAGGAATGGACAAATGACCCAGCATGGATTCTTTATGACTTATTAACAACATCCAAAGGTTTTGGTGATCAGATTGATACAACACAGTTGGATGTTTTTAGTTTTTATTCAGCTTCTGTTTATTGTGCAGAACAGGTTGATGATGGATTTGGAGGAACAGAACCAAGATTTAGTTGTAACGTAGTGATACAAAATCAAAAACAAGCATACAATTTGGTAAATGATTTATGTTCTGTGATGCGTGTTATGCCTTTTTATTCGGCTGGCACAATATCAATTACACAGGACAGACCAACAGATCCAAGTTATTTATTTAACTTGTCAAATGTAACAGAACAGGGATTTTCTTATAGTAATTCATCAAAAAATTCAAAAGTAACAGTTGTTAATGTTGCATATTTTGATAATGAAACTCAAGATATAGATTATGAAACTGTAGAAGATACCGCATTACAAACAAAATATGGGGTTGTTACAAAAAATTTAAAAGGTTTTGCCACAACATCTAGAGGAATGGCATCTCGTCTTGGAAAATGGTTTCTATACACACAATCCAATGAGGCTGAGATTGTAAACTTTACCACCACTCTTGAATCAGGTACTTTGGTAAGACCTGGAGCAGTGATAAATATTGCAGATCCATTGAGGGCAGGGGTTAGAAGAGGTGGTCGTATAAAAACAGGAGTATCAACTACACAGATTGTTGTTGATGATGAAAATAATACAGATTTAGCTACTTCGGATTCTGCAACATTATCAGTAATACTTGCAGATGGCACACTTGAAACAAAGACTATAGATTCTATTTCTGGAACAACAATAACAGTATCCTCTGCTTTTTCATCAACACCACCATCAAACAGTGTCTGGGTTATAGAAAATACAACAGTTCAGCTTCAGACCTTTAGAGTCATTGGTGTTACAGAAGTAAGTCAGCTTGCATATCAGATCACAGCCGTTGCTCATAATTCATCTAAATATGCAAATGTGGAAGATGGCACAGCATTGGCAGCAAGGACAATTACAACACTCACATCAATAAAACCTTCTCCAAGTAACTTACAGGGTTCAGAACAGATTGTTGTATTGAATAACCGTGCTGTATCAAAACTGTTTATCCAATGGCAACCTGTAGCTGGTGTTACTGAATATATGGTGCAATATAGATTTCAGAATGAAAACTTTATTTCAGAAAGAATAACAAGGCCAGACTTTACAATTTTTGAGACAAAAAATGGTATTTATGAAATCAGAGTGTTCAGTTATAACGCATTAGGAAAACCAAGCATTACCCCAGCAACGACATCAATCACAACAGTTGGTAAGACAGCCCTTCCAGCAGATGTGCAGAACTTACGCATTGAACCGATATCAGATCAGTTTGTGAGATTGCGTTTTGATAAATCAACAGATGTTGATGTAATTCATGGTGGAAACGTGGTGGTCAGATCGTCAAACCTCACTGATGGCACTGGTACGTTCACAAATGCTGTTGATGTGATCCCTGCCCTTCCAGGTAGTATCAGTGAAACGATTGTACCAAATATTGTTGAGGGGGAATATATTTTAAAATTCCGTGATGATGGTGGTAGGTTAAGTTCTGGTGAGACATCAGTTCTAATTACAAGTCCTGACCCTTTACCAAAGTTAACAATTTTTACAGATAGAGAAGATACAGACTCACCACCTTTTGGCGGTGCAAAAGTAGATTGTTTTTTCTCTGATGATGTAAATGGTCTTGTACTAGGTTCCCTTGAACTTTTAGATGGGGTCACAGATTTTGATGCTATTGCTGATTTTGATTTCTTGGGTGCTGTTGATATTACTGGTGGGTCTTATGAATTTGCAAATACTTTAGATTTAGGTGGAAAACAACCTTTAAGATTACGGAGACATTTTGTGACGCAAGGTTTTTATCCTAATGATCTGATTGATAAAAGAACAGCAAATATTGACACATGGACAGATTTTGACGGAGCTACTGCATTTAATGTTGGTGCTTCTTTGCTAGTTGCCACAAGTGACATTGATCCTGACACCTCGGTTTCAGCCACTTACGAGCAAAGTGGTACAACCATAACAATCACAAAGACCTCTCATGGATATTCAGTTGGTGATTTTGTTGTTATAGATTTTACGGCTGGTTCTGCAACAGATGGCAACTATGAAATAATTACTGTCCCTAGCACCAGTACATTTACAGTTACATCGGCCACAAGTGCAACAATATCAAGCGGAACTTCTTGTACTTATGGGGCAAACTTCTCTAGATTTAATCCATTTGTAAACGGTACTTATGTAGGTCGTGGTTTTAAGTTCAGATGCGAAATGGATTCTGATGACCCTGCACAATCAATAGAAATAGATCAATTAGGCTATACAGCAGAACTGGAAAGAAGAACAGAGCAGAGATCAAATATTTCTTCAGGTACATCATCTTCTGGCCTTGATATTACATTTGACCAGACATTTTTCACAGGACAATCTGGCACAAGTGTCGGGGCAGGTACACAGTTGCCAAGTATTGGTATTACAGCTAATGATTTAGGTGGTACTGATAGATTTGAAATTACAAGTATTAGTGGCACTGGTTTCAATATTAAGTTTCTTAATGCTGGCAATGCTGTCCAAGATAAAACATTTAGTTATACTGCTGTTGGTTTTGGGCGTGGTAGTTAATTTTAAAGTAAGATATAATTAGATAAAAGTTGGATTAAGTAATGGCTCAACATGATTATGTAATAGATAACTCCACAGGAGCTAACGTCAGGGCTGATATAAATAATGTTCTTTTAGCAATTTCAAGCAATAATTCTGGTTCATCTGCCCCTTCTACAAATTACGCTAGTCAATTTTTTGCTAATACCAATACAAGTTTTATGCAGTTAAGAAATACTGCTAATAATGCTCATATAAATTTATTTAGTCTTGCAGGTTCACCTGCTTTCCCTATTGATGGAACGATAAATAGTATAAATATAGGAAAAGGTGCAAACTCTGTTGCTGGTAACACTGTTCTTGGAGAAAGTGCTTTAGATGCTTCTGTTAGTGGTGGAAGTAATACTGCTATTGGTAATTCCTCTCTTACAGCCTTAACTTCTGGTGCGTCAAACACAGCAATTGGAATAAATACTTTAGCTGCAAATACAACAGCGAGTTTTAATACTGCGGTGGGTAAAGATGCACTAAAGTTGGCTACGGCTGGTGATAACGTTGCTGTGGGTGCAATGGCTCTAGATGCCATGACTTCAGGAACTCGAAATGTAGCTGTTGGAGATAACGGATTGGGTGCTACAACAACTGGTTCTCACAATACTGCACTAGGTGGCAATAATATGCAAGCCAACACAACAGGTGCTTACAATGTTTCTGTTGGTTCTGGTGCATTAACAGCAAACACCACAGCATCTAACAATACAGCAGTAGGATATCAATCTTTAACGGCAAACACAACTGGAACAGCAAACACTGCTCTTGGTGCATTTGCCTTAGATGCCAATACTTCCGCAGATGCTAGTGTTGCCGTTGGTTATTACGCACTTACTTCAAACACAACTGGAGCAAGTAATACAGCTGTTGGATATGGTTCTTTAGCATCAAACACAACTGCATTATATAATACCGCTGTAGGTAGAGATACGTTAGAAGATAACACAACTGGAACTAGAAACGTTGCTGTCGGTGCATTTGCCTTAGATGCCAACACCACTGCAAACCTTAATACTGCATTAGGTTACAACGCTTTAGGAGCAAACACAACTGGATTTTCTAATACATCCGTAGGTGCTATATCACTAGATGCAAATACTACTGGGAATTACAACACTGGTCTTGGTTATGAAACCTTATCAACAAACACAACTGGAGCAAATAATGTTGCAATAGGTGGTAGTACTTTAAGAGATAACACTACAGCAAGTAACAATACGGGTGTTGGATATAACGCTCTATTAGTAAACACAACTGGAGCTGATAACGTAGCAGTAGGTAAGGGTTCTCAAGCAAGTTCTACAACTGCAACAAAAAATGTAGCTATAGGAGTTGACGCTTTAAATGCTTGCACCAATGGCTCTGCACAAACAGCCGTTGGATGGAACGCTTTAAAGTTAAATACAACTGGATCTTCTAATGTAGCTGTAGGTTATAGAGCATTAGATGCTAGTACTACAGGAACAAATTGTGTTGCCGTAGGAGATGACGCACTTGGAGCCAATACTACTGCAAGCAACAATGTGAGTGTTGGATATCATGCTTTACTAGCAAACACAACTGGAACGCAAAATGTAGCCGTAGGTGCTAATGCTGGAGACGCAATTACTACTGGTTCATATTGCACTGCTATTGGATACGGCACTTTAACTACAAACACAACTGGAGCATCTAATACTGCTATTGGAGTAGAAGCTTTAAAATTACTTACCGAAGGGCAAAGAAATACAGCCATTGGTGTAAATACTGGAAACGCTATCACTACAGGTAATGATAATGTATTAATAGGAAGAGATGCTGGACTTTCTGGTTCACCTTCTGGTGAAATAACTACGGCAAATGGTCAAGTTTGTATAGGTGATAATGCTGTTACCAATGCTTTTATAAAAGTAGCATTTACAGTTACTTCTGATGAAAGAGACAAGATTGAAGATGGTGTTGTTTCTCATGGTCTAAGTTTTGTAAATCAATTAAAACCAAAATCATTCTGGTTTAGAAAAAATCGTGATTCTGATGAAAAAACAGGTGATAAGAGATATGGATTCTATGCTCAAGATATTCTTGCTTTAGAAGGTTCTGATAGCGTAGTTATTGATAGTAAAGATTCTGATAACCTTAAATTTAAAGGAGATCAATTAATACCAATACTTGTAAATGCTATAAAAGAACTATCAGCAAAAGTCGCAGCCCTCGAAGCAGGGTAAACTGTAAACAACTAAGTTTTTATTATGGAAGAAAAAACCGCAGATGAAATCGCAGCAATATTTTCTGCTGCTGGTGATAGCGTAACTGTCATTAATGCAGATGCTAACTTTGCTGCATATCAAACTGCTAATCCTACAAGTTCTAATACTGAAACAGAATGGAAAGAAATGATTCAGAGAAATACTGAACATCTTGAAATTATTAAGGCTTACACAAAAACAGATGGAACAACATCTATCTGGACAACAGAAAGTTTTACAGCCATTGATGCTGCTATAACTACAGGTAAAGCTATCTACGAATAAATTATGAATTTACAAGAAAAACTGCAACAACTTGCACAAGAAAGGCAAAATTTACAAGTTGCCATGATTGAAATTACTGGTGCAATGAAGATTTTGGAACAGCAGATTCTTGAAGCTGAACCCGAAGCAGTGCAGCCATCAGATACAGAGGCATCAACCCCAGTAGAAGAAGCAGCACCATCAACGTAAGTGGTGCTACCATTTTATTAAGGACTTCTTTTATCATGTTTCAAAAAATAGCTAACATCCTTAGTATAGTTTCCTTTGTTTTGGTGTCATCTGTCATCGGTGGAGGGTACTTTGGTTATAAATATGTAACATCAGAGCAATTTAAAACAAAATTAATGAATGAGGTTCTTGGAAATGTACAAGGACTTATGCCAAAAATGCTAGACCAAGGCTTACCAGATATGACAGGGCCATCTCTACCAACAACTAAACTTCCTAAGTTTTAATGATATTTGGGTTTTTTAAAAAACTAGTTAAATATTACATAGATAAATTAATTAGCTGGTTACGAATAAAGAGGTTTAATTTAGAGCTTGATAATGATATAAAAAAGTATCACGAAGAATTAGATAAAAAGATAGAAAAGCCAAAGATTATAGAAAAAGGTAAATTTGGAGAAGATGGCTGGTCTATTTCTATTGGAGATGTAGAAGATGGAG